TCCTTATGATTTAATAGAAGAAATAACTAATAATGCAACTGTTCCGATATTTATTGATACTAAGAAACCTGATCTTGCAAGATTTAGAAATTGTATAGTAAAAATAAACGAACATGAGTATAATGATGCTATATCAGAAGCAGAAAGTTTAGTTGTAACCCGAGCTGACAAAGATGTGCTTGTTATAGAAAATGGTAAAACAACATCTACTCATCATGTAGAACCAATAGAAATAGCCGATGTAACCGGTGCAGGAGATAGTTTTTTTGCAGCCTTTGTTACATATTATATGTTAACTGATAATAAAGAAAAGGCAATAGAATTTGCAATAAAGTCTAGCCAAATTTCTGTACAACATAGAGGCGTATATGCTCCGAGATTGGAAGAAATATGCAAAGACTAAAAGGACATGTAGAAAAGGGTTGGGGTAGTGAATTAATATTTGCTACTAACGACTTATACTGCGGTAAGTTATTAAATTTTAACACAGGTGCAAAGTTTAGTATGCATTTTCATCGAGAAAAGGACGAAACTTGGCATGTACTATCAGGACATTTTGAAGTCCGTACGATTGATACTAGAACAGCTGATATAGAGGTACATGAATTACGTGTAGGAGATTCGTGGCATAATCCTCCATTGCTACCGCATCAAATAATTTGTTTAGAAGCAGGTACACTAGTAGAGGTTAGTACACCAGACAGTGTTGAAGATAATTACAGAGTTGCCAAAGGAGATAGTCAAAAATGAAATATGTAGTTGACATTGACGGAACAATATGCTACACTAAAGACAGTGATTACTATAACTCAAAACCTAACTACGAACATATAACTAAGATTAACGAATTATATATGGACGGACATACAATAGTTTATTGGACAGCCCGAGGAGCTAATTCAGGTATAGACTGGACAGCATTAACTAAAGAACAGTTGTTTTCTTGGGGAGTTAAGTATCATAATTTGTGGATGCAAAAACCTCATTATGATGTGTGGGTAGACGATAAAGCTGACTGGATATTTGATGTATGACATTGTTTTTATAAGTTATAAAGAACCTAATGCTGCTGAAAATTATGCTGCACTAAAAGAACGATTTCCTATGACTAAGCCTGTTGACGGAGTAAAAGGAATACATCAGGCACACATTGCTGCTGCAAAGAAATGTTTTACTAAAATGTTTTGGATTGTTGACGGTGATGCACAGGTTTTAGATTCCTTTAATTTTGATTATGAAGTTCCAGATCATCAGTTAGATCATGTACACGTTTGGCGCAGTAAGAATCCTATAAATGGTTTAGAGTACGGCTACGGCGGAGTAAAACTTTTTCCTAGACGTATGACAATAAACATGGATACAAGTAAACCTGACATGACTACAAGTATTAGCGACAATTTTCGAGTAATGAACGAAATAAGTAACATTACTGCATTTAATACAGATCCGTTTAACACTTGGAAAAGTGCATTTAGAGAATGTGCAAAATTATCAAGTAAGTCTATACAAGGACAACTTAATATTGAAACTGAAGACCGATTGGCGGCGTGGCTAAATCCTATTTCAGATGCACTTTATAGAAATGAAGCAAAACGCGGCGCCCAAGAAGGCAGAGAATACGGAGAAAAACACGCACAATCACCGCAAGATTTGCGTAGAATAAATGATTTTGATTGGTTGTATGAACAATTTTCAAACAATACCCTGGGATAAAATTACCCAATTTGGACAGAAGACACTCCTAAAGAGCCATCTTTTCACAGTTTCTTGGATACTGGCTAGATTTTGTAATTATTCATGCAGTTATTGCTGGCCATACGCTAGATCTAGTACCCCTGACCACCAAGATCTAGAATTGTACTTACACACACTAGATAGTATCAAGGCACAGGCAAGAGATAACGGTTTTACAGATTTTCATTTTTCGTTCAGCGGAGGCGAGCCTACAGCGTATAAATACTTTGGGGAGATCATAGATCATTACTGTAGGGATACAGCACCCGAATACCAAAGTATTCATATGACCACAAATCTATCACCAGGTGTGAAATGGTGGAACAAGTGGATACTTAACACAGACACACTGCAAAGAAAAAGCATCACAGCGAGTTACCACGCTGAGTTTGCTAATGAACAGGAGTTTGGAGATAAGTGTCTCTTATTAGCTGATAATGAAGTATTTGTTACAATCAATCAAGTCATGGTGCCAGAAAGGTTTGAGGAACTTTACGAACGCTGTGAACGATTTGCCGCCCGAGGTATTAATGTCACTCTCAAACCACAATCCGACCCCACTGCCTCCTTCGTGGTACATGGATATACACCAAGCCAACTTAGACAGATGCAAACAGGATTCCCCCAAAGAATCCCAGATAGATATAAAAAAATAATTCCTTTATACCAAGTAGAATTACAAGATGATGCAGGTAACATATATAATGTTGATCAAGCCGAGCGATTCAATGCCTTTGGTTTTAATAAGTTTAAAGGATGGACTTGTAATGCAGGATATCAAGGATGCGTTATAAGAGGTAATGAAGTAAAGCGGAGTTATAGTTGTAGTGAAGAACCGTTAGGCACACTACAAGACGGTTTTACGCTGTTTAAGGCACCATCTAAATGTGTTACTGATACTTGTGTAAGCAGTGCTGACTCAAAGATTCCTAAGGTAAAAATATGAAAGTTGAAATAGAAGATGTATTGTTTTGGATGGATGCAATCCGTAATAGCGAAGATAGATATCGCACACTCGAAAGTTTTTGGAAAGGACAAGTTCGAAGTAAAGTTTGGCTTAGTGATCATTTAAACAATTGGTACATAGGTTTAAAAGATATAGTAATATTCGGAGGGTGGAACGGAGTGTTGGCAAGTATTCTTTTTAATGCTCGTCCGGATATTAAAAGTATTATTAGCGTTGATATAGATCCTACTTGCGAAGAAATTGCAAACACTGTAAACAAGCGTTATGAAATGGAAGGCAAATTCAAAGCAGTAACCGCTGACATGTGCAACTACAAGTACGATGCACATTTAGTAATCAACACAAGTTGTGAACATATTAATCAACAGCAGTATGAAACTTGGTTAAGTAACATACCAGAACAGGCTATGATAGTATTACAGAGTAACGACTATTTTGATTTAGATGAGCATATAAGATGTGCTACTGACTTAGAAGACTTCGTAGAAATGAGTAAAATTTATGTTACATGGAAAGCAGAGTTGCAAACTGAAAAGTATAAAAGATTTATGCTTATTGGTCAAAAAGTAATAGATTGATCTTTAAATTTGTTAAAACTTTGTTCTAATAGCGCATTATGTTTTTCCACATCAATTATTCCACCGATTGCTACCATGACCTTTCCTGGCCCAGCCATTGTAGCACCGTGATAGTATTTGTCGTGTGATAAACAAAACACAGGATTACCTTTATCTATTTTAGGATAAATTTTATCACCGTTATCATTTTCAGAAAGAAAAAAACTTTTGTATTCGTGTTTTGTAAGTAGTATATTATAACGCTTTGGGTCTAATAATTTTGTATCATCGTCGACTATTTCAAAATCTTCTCTATCTTTATGAATCGGTACATCACTTGTTTGTTCTAATGCCATTACTAAACTTAGTTGTTTATACGGTAATTGATCTATAACGGAAGCAATTTGCGGAAATTTAGTATCAAAACTATCGTAGTATTGTCCAATGCTATCCATTAATACACTTGAATGTTTTTTATGGTATTGATATATATCGACGTCATTCCATTCGTCTCTTAGCATTCTTCCAAATATAGGATAAGTTTTCCATAATCCACTAGCACACGGCATGTGATCTGAAATAGCTCCTATTGCATGAAAATGTTCTAATATTTCAGATTCGTTAGGTAAATCAACTTCTATGTCGATTGGCAAGTATGCAATATTGTTAAACAATTCTTTTCCTTTAAATTTAACAAGTCTATTTATAAATATATCTTGTTCTTTTCTTAAGAGATTTAATTTTTTTTCTATATTTAATTCTTAAATATATTGATTTTAAAAATGCAAACATTTTATTCTTTCAGATATGTGTTCGCTTATTAACTTATGAGCATTATGTGAAAAATGGTAATGAGGCAAATAGCAATAATTACTAATTTCTTCTAAAGACTGCTCTGATAATTTAAAATGATTCATATCATTAAGTAACATATTTTCTACTGAACTTAAATCAAAAGAATTATCTGTATGTGTTATTGTAATATTGTCGTTAACTTTATAATGATATTCGCCATGTGGTTGATTTAGTTTAGACGATGAAATCGGCAATACATAACAAATTATATTTTTTAAATTTAATTTATGTATTGTGTAAAGTATAGACATATAGTCTTCTTGCATAGTTAGAGATTCGCTAAAAAACTCAAAAAAGTATTCTTGCAAAATATTATTTTGCGTTCTAGATAAAAAATGAATAGGTTGAGTAGGTTGTAAAACAACACTTCCAGCTTCAGTTTGAGAATAAGTCAACAACATTCGATTATGGGTTGTTATTTGTATAATTGCTATAGTATTTGTGTAATAATCTTTAGGAAAATATTTTAATGTTCGAAGAGCAATTTCTTTGTTAGAAATTCCTTGCTCAGCAATATTATCGACTGGTACTTGTAAGTTTTTACTTAACAATGACGGATATGCAAATTTTTTGTTATACGCAACAATTTCTTCTCGAGGTACATTCTGTTTAATATTTTTAGTATTAAATGCATTTAATTTGTCAAATACAACACTACCTTTTTTGTGTGAAAAATTTACTTTTTGATTTTCAGGTGTTGATAATTTAGAATATTCTGGAATATTTTTTTCTTCCCAAAGTTCTATACCAGCAGTTACGCTGCAACCTGAAATGACTATTTTTTCCATCATAAAATATTTATATTATGGTTAATACAATTTTAGTAAATCAGGTTTTGACTTATCGTATTCGATGTTAGGTTTATA